ATCTCATCATACTGCTCTTGTGTGATCTTACCAGCGGCCAGTAATTTATCATACCTATCTTTCCTCATGACTTTAGCAAGCCGCAAGTCTTCATCAGTAAGTTCAACTTTTCCAATGACTTTAGGCATCAAGGGTTCGTATAGCTTCATTCTATTGTATTCATCAATATTTTTATTGCTCATTTTTTTCGACCTCCACAAGATCAATATATGTTTTTCCGTTTAACTTTTCTATGTTGACAGATTCAAATTCCGTATCTCGCATAAACAAGATTTCATTTTCCTCAGGATTGACACTTCTTATATCTCTCCCGTTTTTTGAGTAAATCGTTATCTGTACTTCTCCATCTTCATTATATACCTCATTCATTGAAGATGAAATATATTCTTTGTATTTAACTTTGTTTCCTACCTCATGCATTTCTATAAATTTTTTTCTGTCTTCATCGTGCAGAAAGTTAAGCGACCGGTTTACTACTCCTTGTATAGCAGGTATTTTGTATAAGGCTTTATCAAGGTTATTGATCCACTTTTCATCACTCTCTGATAGATCATACCCATTTCTCAACTTATCGTTCAGCACATAAGCATCCGGGCTTACATATTTGACGATTGCAGCATTCTCAGCTTCCGTCAATTTTGGTGTTTCATCATCCAACACTGGAAGCCATGTACATCTGCATCCTGGGTGGCACGGAAGAATTGGCGCTTTGTCAATATCGTATTCTTTTTCGTGATTTGCCCCGCATATCTTACAAGTGCGTTCATCCTCAGCGGCCCACCACTGCACTTTTCTTACTCCTGCGTCTCTATAACCTTGCAAAGCGCTGCGATTCATATAATTGATCGTTTCTGTTCTTACAAGCCTGTGAGCGTCATTAAACGAGCGCTGCATCACATTAGACAGACCAACTGCCATCTCGGTTACGGTCTTGCCAGTAGAAATACCATCATTCACGATTCCGTTAAGTGCTTGTTCCAGATTGCCCATTTTCTGCCACAACGATTTGCTAAAGAAAGATCCGTGCCAAGGAGCACGAAGCATCTGTTCCATGACCTTATCGTTTGGTGTAAAATTTTTTCCTAATCCTAACGCTTCTACAATATTACCATAAACCTTTTTACCGGCTTCTTTCATTCTGCTAGATTGTGACTTTTCTATCTCAGCACCCAATTTTTCAATTCTTTTGAATATCTCTCCCTGCTGTCCCAGGAGTTTATTAAAACGATACATTTCACTTCTGGTAAGCATTCCGCTGCTTTCCGCCTTTTCTGCAAGTTCATAGAGCTCTTTTTTAATCGTTGTAGAGGTCCTATCATACATACGCAGAAGGTCGATGTTTTGCTCTTCTGCATTATTATAAGTTTTCCACGTTTCTTTTGCTATTCGACTTTCCCAGTAATTACTATTCTGATATGGCTCATCCTTTGACTTACTCTTCACCATCATCTATACCAGGCACTTTGTCTTTGAATGGCATATTATCACGCAATGCGCCTTTTTCCTTTTCGACATCATCCACCCATGAGCATTTAGATAACCATGTATCATCAGACAATCCAAGGTTTTTAGCAATTTGGCAGTTCTGCAAGTTTTCCGTTTGATTGATTTTCATATCAGTATTGAGTGTGAATTTAATATCAGCTGGTGATTCATTCATATCCAGATACCTATTTACAAAATAAATCAATTCTTCAAAGCCAAAAGTGAACTGAGTGCTCATTGCGCCAGCTTTGAGGTCAAGTGACATATACATGAATGATAAAGCTACGCCAGACGGACTATTCCCGAATTTATCAAGGTCCTTTATCACTCCTTGTCCAGCCTCAATGATATCTCTTTTCAGCTGTTCGCAGTGTTCTTTTATTGCAGTTATGTCGGTGTTTGCCGATATTGCTTCCAGCCCACTATCCTCATCATCATCTCCATCCAACTGTAAGATACGGTTTTTGATTTTTTCTCTGATTACGGATTCACTGTCGGGCTTATACCCTTTCACAACATACAACAGGTTACGCACATCCTCCACATAGTCCGCTGCCTCGCTTCTGGCCTTGTCATATCCGTCTATCAGTGATTTCACAAACTTAATATCCGGCATCTCAATGAAATTATTCTTAAATGGGATAAAAGGAACTTTTCCCCACGAACACCATTCTCCGTGATCTATAAAGTGGCTCACTGTACGATCATCAGCATCATGGTTTCCTTTGTAGTCCAGATATAATTCTTTATCCTGTTGAATATAGCATGTTACCCCTTCCGCAGTCCAGTATTCAATATGCTGCCTTATCTTTTGATTACCATTATCCGTATACTCTTCATCATAGAAATAAATGGCTGCTTCTAATTCCTCGTGCTCACCATCTGTCCAGATTGGTATGATCTGTTCGCACGAAACCACCTGTAACTTAAATGTTCCGTCTGGTGCAATGTACGGATGTAACCATCCAATCCCCTTATTGGAAGCTTCGTATCCCAGCAAAGACAGCTTATATTTGAATCGCCCACCAAGTTGCTTCTGTACTTTACTAAGGTACTCTGTATCGTCACATGATAATGTATATTCTTTAGTAAACAAATAGGACACTTTTTCATCCACCATGTTTTTGTACATCGCGTGAGCAAGTTTATTATTAGCCTGATTGATGTTAGGGACAGGGCTTCCAGTCTTTTTATCGATATGATAATCCTTTTTCTCTGTGTTTATGTCATTATCCACGAGATAGTATTTCTCCCCTGTAATCATCAACTGCCGCTGCTTTCCTCCCATAAAAGCTGTGTACCTTCGCTGTATCTGCTCAGGCATACTTTGTGGTAATCTAATAGCTTCCATTCCTGCCTTAACACCTCTTTTCAATCTTTTAAATAACTTCATTGCCATTTCACCTCTTTGCGTATGATTGTATAACAGAAGTAACGCACCGCATCCATACAGTGGTCATGCTCTTTTACAGGCTTATCTTCGCCCTGTTCAGATGCTTTTCCATCCCATACATAACTTGCAAACTCCTTAATTGTATTTTTACAGCATTCCATGAATTTGATTTTTTCTATATTCAGCATGGATCCAGTAAATCGGATGCCGTTTTCAACATCATTCTTACCTTTTTTTACATAGAGTCCTCGCTTTCTCAGTTCCGCCTTAAATGATGCTGCTGAAGGGTCAAGTATAATTGCTTCAACCTCAATACCATCAAGAAACTTCTCCAAGTCATCCGCATACTCCCCATCAGTTTTCTGCTTTTGCTCATCTCTTCCGGAGTAATAGTATTCTTTTAAACAGACCCATGTACCGTCCACACACTTTTGCCACAAAAGAAAAACGGTCGCATTTTGCGTACCGTAATCACAGCTGGCATAATATTTAGATAACATGATATCTTCGATTTTATCCAATACATGCTTGGTTTTATCAAACATATCATAAATAACACCTTCTGCTACGACCCATTTGCCGAGGATGTAGCGCTTGTAAAATACGCCTTTCCATTGGGATGCATACCTGGCTTTTATTGCCTCAGATAAGCTAAAATTATCATCCATCGTGAAATGCATATAAATCAATCTTTTCTTTTTACGCTCGTCTATCCAATTTATTTTGAACCAATGATATGGCCCAGCAGGATTGCAATTAAACCAGAACTTACTACCATCCACAGAACATCGCGCGGTAGCTTGATTTACAAAAGATTCCGGCATCAAGGCAACCTCATCGCAGAATAAACCTGCCAGCGTGATCCCCTGTATCAAATCCTGTGATCTTTCGTCCTTTCCACCAAAAATGTAGAAATAATTTTCAACGCCATTCTTTGTGATTTCCAGAAGGTTGTCTGCCCTATGGTCTTTCACTTTATACCCACGACTTCGTAGCATCAATTTTAACAATGTCAGCACATTCCTTCGAAATGACCCAATGGTCTTTCCACACATCCCGAAGTTTTGCCCTGTGAATGTTTCCATCGCCCAGAGGACAAAAGATAACGACATGACCAAGGTTTTGCCTGAACGTATAGCTCCATCAGCAATAATTCCATCCATGTCTTTTGTTCTTGAGTCTGTCCACCATTTAAGGACCTTTAACTGTTTTATGCTGAAAGGCTTGAATTTAAATACGGCTTTATATTTCTTCATCAGACCACTCGCCTATTTCGGCACCCTTTATAGCATCAAGGAAACCATCATCCTCGATTATTTCCTCTTCTTGGTTATCTGCTTTCAGCTTATCCGTCTGCGCTCTTAACTGCTCAAGCTGTGCTTTCTGTAAGTCCGTAGCTTCGCTATAATGCTTATCCAGCCACTTTAATGCGAACTCTTTTCTGACAAGTTTTATAGAGCAGCCGTCCTTGCCTTTTTTTACCTCTTGGATAAGTGTGCCGTCTACTTCTGAGCTGTCAAGGAAATCAACATAGTTGTATTCTAACCCTGTTTCCTCGTTTATCCGTCTGCCAAAAGAAAGAAAGTCTGTTACATCTGAATAAGCAATATCCATCATTTTCTGGAAGAAATCCTCAGCTGTGTACATGGCCTGCTTTATCTTAGCGTCCTTGATTGCTTGGATATGCTCTT